GACGGAATCACGGTCGCTGCCAACTCGGTATGGACAGCCATACGAGGGGGGACCGACGAGGACGTCGCCGAGGCTTTGTATGAGGCTAAAAGTATGGGGTGTGGGTGGACCGGGACGACTACAACGGTAGTCACCGACCAAACCAGCGGCCAAGATAACGACGTCTCATACGACCGGCCGACCGAGATACCTATGTTTGCTCGTGTTACGGTTCGGCTGATAGGGGCTACGGGTATAGACCCGACGGCGGCGGTTAAGCAATCGATACTCGACTACGCCAACGGCGATATTGACGGCGAACGAGGTTTTGTTGTCGGCGCGGACGTCTCGCCGTTCGAGTTGGCCGGAGCGGTTAACATCCAAAACCCGGAGATATTCGTTAATCTCTGTGAAATTTCCGACGACGACGCTACGTATATCACAACGACGTTTGCCATAGCCCTAGATGAGATAGCGACCATAGTCGAGAACGATATCGCGGTCATTCTATTATGAGTACTGTCCAAGAATTCGACTTTTCACTAGACCTGCTAACCTCGATTTTGTGGTCGTATAATGACGCCGTCAATTTACAAGGATTAACCCAATTAAAGCAAAATTGGTACGACGAAAACCAAACCGCTTTTTGGAATGATTGGATAGTCGACGTTTTTGATATGCGAACGGCTAACGCTTTCGGCCTGTCTGTTTGGTCGGTTATCTTGGATTTACCACTATTCGGCGAAAGTGACGAGTCGCCGCCGGGTTATCCTGCCTGGGGTTTTGGTCCCACGTATGGGCATAACTTTTTCGACGGCAATTTCGCGACGGACGCCAAGGGCGTTTTTGGTATCCCCCTGGAACAAAAACGGTTACTACTTCAGTTGCGTTATTATCAACTCACTACGCGGGGGGCGACTCCGGCCGTCAATCGATTTTTAAACACGCTTTTCGGCCCTAACCAGATTTACGCTTTCGACGTTCTCGACATGACGATTAACTACGTATTGGTAGGTAACACGGCTATTAGTATGCAAAGCCTTTTTGAACTGTTTGATATACTACCGAGACCGGCGGGCGTTCTCGTTAACTTCGTTATTACGGATTTTGAAACTTTTGGTTTTGCCGACTTTGGGTTAAATTTTACCAACGGGTCCTTTGGAGCTTAAACATTATGGCCATGTATTTTAGACTACCTTTCGCAACCGCCGGGGATAGGACGACCATACCGGACACGGGTACGGATGTAATTAACTACAGCGACGGCTACCCGACTGTTTACGAGGAAGACCCGACGACAACGGGAAAGCGCATAGAACGTAACGAATTTAACGAATTGCAATACCAAGCGCAACTGGCCATACAGCAATATCAGCAATTCGGGGTTAACGATTTTATTACGTCGGCTAATAACGGGGGCGTACCCTTCCCGTACACTATCGGGGCGCTTTGCCGGTACGACGACGGCGGCGGGTTCAAGGTTTATAAGTCGCTAATCAATACAAACACCTCGCTACCCGATACCGTCAACGATTGGCTAGACACCGATACTTACTTAACCTCGGGTAGCGCGGTCGAGTCACTGGCGACGACCGGGAGTCAAGGGCTAACTGTATCGCCTGCGGTAGGCGCGGTGTCTGTCGAGCTAGACCTTAGCGGGTTGTCGACCGAGCCGACCGTCTCGGGGGCGACGACTATCGCTATCGCCGACGGCGGGTCGAATAAGCTAGCCACTAATACTAACTTAGTGTCGGCGGTTGTTACAAAATCCTTTGTGGACGGCCTTAACGTCGACGCGGATACCTTGGACGGGATCCAGGCGACCGGCTTCGTTCAAGGGACCCGGACAGTTAGCGCCGGTTACGGGCTATCGGGAGGTGGGGCTTTAAGCGCGAATATATCGCTGGCTATCGAGGGAAGCGAATTAACGTCGGCGTCGATTGTCGCGGGGGACGATGTCGCGTTCACGGATAACAGCGCCAGTGGTGCACTACGCGCCGGGTCGCTGTCCTCGTTAAAGTCCGCTATGGGCTTACAGAACTTAACCAACAACAATTTCTCGGGTACCTTAACGGTTGCCGGCAGCATAACCGCGACGGGTAGTATAACGGCGGCGTTTTCCGACGAGCGGTTAAAGGATATCGTCGAAGATATCGACCCCGAGGAGGCCTTAGAATTTGTCCGAGCTTGTCGAGTCGCCCGGTATCGCTGGAACGATAAAGCCAAGAAAGCTAACCCGGACGTCGATCCCGGCCTATACGACATTGGGTTCATGGCCCAAGACTTTCAAGAAAACTACCCGGAAGTGGTCAAGATGTCGCCCATTGACGACGACGGTAAGGGCGGGTCGATCAGCGGTGAAAATTGGCTTACTCTCGCGTACGACAAGTCGCCGGTTATCCTCGCGGCCGCGTTTAAGGCCTTGATAGACCGGGTCGAAAAACTCGAAGGAATACTCGGAGAGTAAATTATGACATTACCAGCCAGCGGCCCCTTAATCCTGGGCTCGGGGTCGGAGTCGAACAACATCCGGGCCGAGTTCGAGGGACCAACGTCGAATATAAGTCTACAAGACTACTACCGAGGCGCGGGGCTCGTTCCCGATATCCCGGCTAACGCTGGCATACCAACGTCGGGCGCTATCAATATGCTAGACTTTTACGGGGCCGAGAACATTACCGCGCCCACCGTTACGATAGGCCGGCATAACCTAGCATTGAGTTTTTATAATTACATTTGGCAGTCGGCGAACGTGGACACGAACCCTATTGGGGGTTTCGGTAGTATTTCGACCACGGATATTTATGGCGCTACGGCTCGCGCGATTTATCAAGGTACCGACGACCCTAACTTAAGCACGGGGGTGGCTACTTTTTCATTGCAAGCGGTTTTTAACGGACACATTGCCGGAAGCCCCCCGTTTTCGTCTATGACGATACCTTTCCCGGGTAGCGCTGGAACGAGGACGGTTAACACGAACGTCGGCGACCCGGGGGACGCGGCGGTATACCAATTTAACGAGACGACCGACGACGATAGTAACCCTATTACCCGGTTCCAGTGGTCGTGGCCCGCAGGCACGTTCACCCACGGCCTCGTTGTTGGGCAACCCATTGTTATCACTTTCTTACCGTAACACGACTAACGTGTTGCCTTTCGCGAACCCGGGTAGGTTGCCTAGTCGTAGTTTTTTAGTTAGTGGTCTAGGCATCGTCGGGGCTCCGGGTTTATAGACTCTCAACGTATCGTAGTTATCTACCATGTAAATAGGTTTACGCGTCGCGTTCGCTAATCCTGTATCGACGTCCGAAAAATACTTACTCGTGTATCTCTCGGCCCCGTGGGTATGCCAAAACGATACGACCTCGTAACCCTTGGGGATCCGTATTTTTAAGGCTATCCTATGGTCCCCAGGATCCCCGCTCGACACGGTGTATATGTAGCTACCCGACGGACTCTTTAACACGGCGCCCATATACTCGACGTCGAGTTTTTTCGATGTGTCGTTATACATTCGGCTCGCGTGTTCGACGGCCGCCAGCTCGCTGGCGAAAACCGCTTTATGCACAGAGGATAGCGCCACCTTAGCGGGGGTTACGTAATCTTGGGCGGGGAGGCCGGAGCACGCGGCCAGTAAAAACAATAGAACAATTGTTAAGTATGTCATAGGTAATATCCTCTAAGTTTAAAAAATGTGTTCTTCTGTGCGGTGCGTTATCTGTCAACTGTTTTTTGCGGTGGTTTGTATATCGAGAAACCATTAATCGGGCATACGTCCGGTATAAAATACCCCATATCTACACGCTCGTGTAACTCTTGCTCTATCTCGTAATTCCTGAGTCTACCGGGGGCGCCGTCTTTCAAGAGGAATAACGCGTCGTCTCTCGATATAAGTCTCAATGGAACTTTTATGCTGAGTGCGTTACCCTCCCAGTCAGTGACAGACCACACAACATCATGAGCCGAAAACGTGTGTTCCTCAATCGTCCCTATCTCATTACCCGGAAGCTTATTTTCTATGTCTCGCAATACCATGGTTTACCCGTCCTTTTTTGATGTGTTTCGAAAATTCATAGGTAATAGTCTCTAAGTTTAAAAAGTGTCGTTAAAGATCCAGCTATTATAAACGCCCCGAGCACGTCCCCAGGGTAGCTATCAAGCTCTATAATCATCCATATGCCTAACAGATTGCCCAAAGTGGCGGATAGCATTATTAAAAATACGACAAGATACGCCGGTATTCTTACGCTACCGGATTCATTCAGTTTTATGTCTTTCAATCGAACCCCCTCACAGTTTTTCTTAGTGCGTTTAATAAATCGTATTGCGTTTTAAATTTACGGTTTAGCGCGGCCGCGACAATCGCCTCGATAGAATTTATCATCATAATTCTATGTATGATTACGGGTCTCGTTTGACCTTGCCTAAACAGCCTCGCGATAAACTGTAGGTACAGCTCGAGCGACCACGTAAGGCCAAACCAGACCATAATATGCCCCCCGTGTTGTAGGTTAAGGCCGTGTCCCGCGCTCGCGGGATGCGCGACGAGTATGTCGATTTTCCCCGCGTTCCAGCGCTTTATGGTCTCCGGGTCTTTATCCAAGGCTACCGCGTTTTTGTACCTTTTAAGTATGCGTTCCTTATCGCTTTTGTATTGGTAGGCGACGAGAACCGGCTCGCCAGCGGCCTCTTCGATAATGTCGTCTAGGGCCTCGAGCTTTTTATCGTGAATCTTTTTATAGCGCCCGGTATCGTCTACGTACACCGCACCGTTACAAAATTGTAAAAGCTTATTTGTCAGTGAAGCGGCGAACGCGGCGACAACCTTTTCGCCTTCGATTTCAATTAAAAATTTTCGCTTAAGCTCGTCGTATAGGTCCCGATGTTCCTCGGGCATATCCACGAATATGTCGTTAACGATTTTGTCGGGCATCTTAAGGTAGTCGTTAGCATCCAACCGGAGACACAAGTCTTTTAACCTGCCGTGTATAACCTCCTCGGCTTCCTTCCTAACCTCCCATTTTTTCTCATACACGTTATGGTCGAAATACCGGTCGCGGTAGGTTTTCGCCGAGTACCCGAGACGCTTACCGGTATCGAGTAAGTAGACCTGGGACCATAGATCAAGTAAGCCGTTACTCGTCGGGGTTCCGGTTAGCTGGACGATTCGACGGATACCGACGGCGTGCAACACCATGACAAGGTATTTAAACCGCTTACTACTACTCGCTTTAAATAGGCTCGCCTCGTCGATCACCACCATATCATAGGGCCACTTTTTATTAACGAACTCGACAAGCCACGCCACCAAATCTACATTAATAATATGAATTTGTGAGGTGTCTTGCAGGCATACCGCTTTACGCTCCCGAGAGGGTAGGCCCGCCAATTGCGCGTAGGTTAAATGTTTTGTGTGGCCCCAGTTTTCTAGCTCGTCCGGCCAAGTGTTCAGCGCCACGCGGAGCGGCGCTATGATCAGGACGCGAGCGATATCGAAATCGTCGAACAAATCCGAGATAGCCGTCAAGGTCGAGGCCGTCTTGCCGAGTCCCATGTCGACGTATAACGCACACTTAGGGTTATTGATAATGTGTGGTACCATTTTCTCGGATTGAAAGGCGTGCAAGTCTTTACGATTTAGCATAGCTATCCTTAGTCGAAAATAGTATCGAGGACTTTAACCACAAACGGGAAAAATGATTGTAGCCAGAATTGAATAAAAGCGCCCACGATAGCTCCGATAACGAATACCTCGGAGTTTTGCCCGATAATGGAAAGGCCCACGAGTGTGATTAACCCGAGGGACACCAACCCAGGTAGTAAAAATTTAATCAGTGTCATTGTCTTTTTTCCACTTTTTAAACCAATGTTTAAGATCACCAAACGACGGGAACTTATTCGCCGATATAATCGTCCATTCGACCCACATATCATGCTCATAACCACAATCTGTCCAATAGGTTTCGCCGTTAACTTTACCAAGTGCGACGATATCCCAAACACCTCGGGCGGGTAGATCACTCGTTAAGTCGTCGGTGTACACATCGAGGTCGCCGTCGATTGGGTCGTGTCCCCAGGGTACTAAATTCTTATAACCCGCTTCCAAGAATTCTTTACCTGGGGCGTTCCACACTCCCTCAAACATTAAATCGTACTTTGGGCGGTCGCCGTTATACGTTAGCAGTGTGTTAGCCGATGGCCCGACCGGATCCGGTTCTTTTATCGCCGTAAATTCAATTTTCATTCCTACCCCCACTCGGCGTATGAGTCGTACGCGTCAATTAGTTTTTTCCCTTTGTCTATGTCGTCGATAACCCGCGTTAGACAATCCCGTTTTTCCAGCTCGTCGATACATTCAGTTTGTAGCTCGGTCGGTTTTTTGCCTTTTCGTTTAAATTCGATAAACAATACGAGGCCGTGTTTGTTGATAAAAATTTTGTCGAGGACGCCCCGATTGTTTTCCGACTTCCACTTAGAGACGTACCAGCCCCGCGACTTCGCATAGGCCCCGACTTCCCGCTCGATTACTTTCTCGAGCGGGTCGTCTTTATCGGGAAAATTAAACCCTGGTATTTTACCTGCCATCACCGAAATTTCCCATATGAGGTAACGCCCATTTATCGGTTAGATACATCTCGTAATCGTCGACAAAACGCAAATTTTTATCGCGTTTAATGTACCGGCGAACGGCTTTACTGTGGCCGATTTGACCACGGAGAACGCGTCTAGCTTGTACTTTTTGAGCTTGTTCGAAAGATTTAATCATAGTGAGCACACCCTACACATATTTTTCCGTTTATCCATCATATTTAAACTTCTCGTTGGTATTTTTCCCGATTCAAAACACTCGCGTAATTCTTTAAGACTCGCGGGCCAAGTGTCCCGTCCTGGCGACCGGTAGGTGTGCCCGAACTTTGTCTCGTCCCACTCCGCCGACGCATATATCTCGGGGTGTCGTATATACAAGTTATACCACTCGCCAAGCCGTTGATAAGGGCATCTAGCACAGTCGGTGCGCTCGGGTACATCCACGCCTAGAATGCTGAGATACCACAAAACCTCGTCTATCCCCCACCCCCAACGCTGGAAAGGAAAGTCTTGTATAACTTGTAAGTCTTTGGCCACGCCGCAACCTCCGGGCCTTAATCCTTCTCTCTCGTCCTCGTCGTCTCGTATGCCTACGTAACACACAACGGGGGCGTTTTCCGTGTAGAACTCCCCGGCCGGCTTTAGTTTGAGTAACCTTGTACACCACCTCGCGAACACGTTAGGGAGCATATTATTAGCATCTATTTGGCTCTCTAGTGTGCCGTTAGCTAATTTTATTATGCGTTGGCCTAGAAGATTCTCTAGCTTACTTATGTGTTTTTCCATCTCCGGAAGTTCGTCGCCAGTAGGCGTATAAATATAATTGTAGGGCCTGGGTTCCTTGACGTTTAACGCTAACGCTAAGCAGGTAGAATCCTTACCGCCAGAAACGGGGACTATGTGAGCTACCCCGTTCTCGTCTCTGCGGATCCCGCTTGCGGCGCCTCCGGGGGTGTTAACCATCACTTGGGTACCTCGACAAAATTGAATATCCCAAACCAGCTAACGATATTACCCACGCGTCGATAGAATCTAAAACCGAAAAGCGTTTTACACTCGACGTTATTCGTAAGCGCGTGTTCGTAAACCCGCCAGCGTAGAAAATCGAACTTTTTAACTACTCGCATTGCTGTACCTCTTTTAGGTCTCTCCACCGTAGCGGCGTATGCGTTCCTTCATGTATTCGATGCGTTCCTCATACATCAGTATTTCGCCCGCTATGACGGTACAAATCGCCTTTTGATAGGGTGTCTGTATCCCATACTCGGCCGCGTCCTTTAATTCTTGCCCCGGATTGCATTCAGGGCAAAAAATAATATCCAAAAAATCGCCATTGGCAGTCTGGCGTAATTCCCTTTTCAGCTTGCGACTATCCTTGTCAAACCAACCCCCACAATCGGCGCAATACTGGGTTAAATTTAGCAGGCACATTTTTAACCCTCGTCGTCTAACGGTGTAACTTTCACGTTATTAAATATCCGGAGTTGCAATCGCCCGGGCCGTACACACCGCCGGAGGCTTGCAACTCCACACGTATGTGTTTATTAAATGTTTGCCGGTTAACGTGGGCCGCGTCGACCTTATAGATAGCGTCTTCCGATATCTCAACCAAAAATTTCCTTGTAGCCATCTTCAGAGTCTCCGATTAGGGTCGGGGTAAAGTGTTTAATAGCCACCCACATAGCCGACGTGTAGGCCGCCTGCCAACGGGCGTCGTGTAGCGCGTTATGCTTCTCGCCTTCGAACTTCACGTCGTTACGGTCGATTAAGTCCTCGGCTAGCATTTGGATCGTTCTACAGTCACGTATGTTGTAATATTTCCACGGGATATGTAAACCGAGTTGCACAAACGCGTGCTCGAGCATTGATATATCAAACGTGGAACCGTTACCCCATACGTAAATATCTCCCGGTCCGAGTTCGGTAAACCACACGTACAAATTCCGCAAAGCGTCAACGAGTGATGTTTCGTTGGTCGGGTCCAATACTTCGGCCTTCGCTTCCGCGCTTTGCTTTATCCACCATTTGAGCGTATCGCCTTTAATACGACGCCCCGATTATCGCTATCGGTGCGGTTAACTTTGATATCCGGCCCAGTTTTCCCGGTTCGGATATCAAAGTTAACCGCACCGATAGCGATAATCGGGGCGTCGGGAGTCGTCCCCAGTGTTTCGAGGTCAATCATTACGTGTTGCATTTATCTTCCTTATTTAAAAATGGACACAAAAATGTACGGAATGGCAAAGCCTATTAAAAGCGCTACCAGATTTCCGACCGTTACGGTTTCAATCAGTACTATTTCCACGTTATCTACCCCCCGCTAATGATAGACCCCATTACACCACAAAAGTACGTGCCGCGCAACAAACAGGATGTTACCGTGGGTACTCGTCGATTGTCGTCGGTTGTCCGTCTCCCTTACAGGTAACACAGCAATAACCGATTTTCACAAACCTAAGCGGCCATTCTGGGGGCTTCACGGCCTTTCTAATGGGGTAATAGTTGTAATTCGTAAGCATTAGATTTTTGCTACAATATTTGCAGTTTTTCATAAATAACCTATTTTTTAACCTTTCACCTATTTTTTGTACAATTTTCCCAAGTACCCGGTCGCGTTGATCGGTAGGCTTTTTGCCCAAGGTTCCCCCGCACACATTAGCGCGATAAGCCTGTCTAAGGCGTCGTTCCACTCTTCGGGGACTTCGGTCGCTATCTCGTCGTGTATCAGTAACACGATAGGAAAACCCGCCGCGTCGATACGCAGCAACGCACTGGCCATAATATCGCGGGCCGTGCCTTGGGTCGCACTTTGGACGAAATCGCCGCCGTAGCCGTGTTTTTTACTCCACTTGTGGGTCTTAGAATTGATACACCAATAGGTTACCTGGGGGCCGTGGGATCCGTCGGTTATCTTGGGGTTGAAAAACGATAGCTGTCTACCGCTGGGCAATTGCATTAGCAACATACCGGGGATTTTCTTGAACGCGAGGTGTTTATTAACACGCTGAACGGTCCCCGGCTCGAGTACGGCCCTAATCGCGGCCCGGTCGGTGTCGTACCATAATTTTTCTATCTTGTCGTTGGCTTGCCTCCACTTTGCGACGATTTTTTTAGCGAAGGGGGTCGCGTCTATCCCGGCCAAGGATTGAGCCGTCGTCTGTAAATCTATCCGGTTGCTTACTGCCATACCCAGCACGGCCCGGTAGGCGCCTTGATACCCGCACGCTAACTCCAATACCTTACCGGCCGAGCGTTGCATAACGCTGACGGTGTCTACGTCTTTCATTCCGAAAATTTGGCACGCCGCGTGCTCGTACACTTTGCCGTGAGTCTCGAATACGCGTATTTTATCGAGTTGTCCCGCCAGCCAGGCGAGCACGCGAGATTCGATAGAGCTGTAATCCGCGACGCATAGATTATGCCCAGGCGACGCCCTCACCATACCCCGGAGACACGACGACATAGCCTCGATAGGGTCATCGTATAAGGTTCCGATAAACTCGGCCGACGCGGTCTTAAGCGCTCGTATACAGGTATCGATTTCGGCTTCCGTCAAGGTTGGCCGGTTGAGGTTTTGAAAGTTAACGCCCGTCGACGACCAACGGCCGGGGGTGGCTTTGTGGTAGGTCATACCCCCGTGGTACCGACCGTCGTTTCCCAGCTTAGGGATAGTTTTCTCGTACTTGGTTAACGGAGTCCGGGCCAACGCGGAACGCCAGCGTAGTATTTTAACGAGTTCAGTATCCCCGGCGTCTTCGAGGTCCGCGATAAGCGCCTCGACGGTGGGCTTTTGTAAATTGGGTAACTCGAAGCCTTTACCGGCTAGCCACTCACTAAACTGTTTGCCGCTGTTTGGGTTATCGAGTCCGGTTAATTCTTTTAACTTTTGTTTTAACGGGCCTTTCGTGTCGCGGTAAACCTGGGAGGCACACGTTAACAAGTCGACGTCTATCGGGATCCCGCGAATATTCATCTTGAAATCGACCTCCCACACTTCGCGCTCACTGGGAATTAATGGACGGCATAACTTTTTAACGGCGTGTTCCGCAATCGTGTCTTGTAGATTGTATTCGTAAAACTCGTCGAGGAGGTTCGTGTCTCGGTTCCGGCTCCCGTCCTTTTGAGGCTTGCATAGCAGGTCTATTAATTCCTTGCCTCGCGGGTCTTTGATTAAGTGGTCGGGGAGCCCTAACACCTCGCCGCACTCGGCCAAGGTAGGCGGGAGCGCGAGAGCCAAGGCGAGGGAGCGCGTACACTGTATGTTTTCTATGGGTGGGGGTGGGAGCTTCAACACGTTAACCCATATCGCATACTCGAAAAAGGCATTGAACGCGAACCACACGTAATCCTTAGTCTTTCGTGCCGTCTCCGGTAAGGGCTCCCATGGTAGCCATAAACTGGGCTTATCGTCTTCGACCTTAATCGCCCAGCTTATCACCTCGGTCGATGGGTGCTGGGAGTACGCCCACGCGCCCACGTCCTCGAGGCTTACGTCGCTATACGTCTCGTAGTCGTGGCTAATGTGTGGTCGGTTTACTATCATTTCTGCACGTCTCACAGTTTTTAATGTGGGCTTGCCGGAGTTGCGCCGTTACCATTATTAACGGCCCATTGGATTCTATGAGTAGTCCGAAAATTTGAGCCAAGGTTAGCGAACCTACGGTTACGTGGTCTTTTTCGCCTTCCATTTTCAGGTCGAGCGACACGGTATCGTCGGGAGTGTCTTCGAGCACTATCGTCACTTTTGCCATAATGTATTGTCCATAAAAAAGGCCGAGAAAACCCGACCAAGCAAGGGGAATTAATAATACTACCTTAACCGAGGCCGAGTTCCGCTAAGATGTCGGCGGCGCTTTGAGCCGGGGGTACACCTAAGTCCAGTTCAAGCCCGGCCATTGGGTCGTCTAGGCCGAGTCCCGGGTCGCCGAGCGGGTTACTGGGTCCCAGATCAGCACCGAGCGCCAGGTCGCCGCCGAAGCCGTCGCCGAAGCCGTCGGCTGTTTGGTCGAAGCCCTCGAAGCCTTCGACGGCCGTTTCAGGGTCGATGTACGTTCCGTCGAGCGGCTTGTCGTCGGCGAAAAACTGTATCGCGATAAGCTCGCCATTAATACGCTTTCCGAATTTATTATCTTGTGCCCACATTCTAACCTTAGCGTTGACACGGCAACCGCTGTAAATAGGACAATTCTCAGCTTCCATTATGCGTAACTTTGGGTTCGTCCGATCCAACACAACGGGTTTATTGCCAGTGTTTGTGCTTAGAATCCAAAATGGGTCGTATTCGGGTCGCGAGGTTTTCTTACCCTCACGTAAACACCATTTTTCATCGGGTATACGAGCGCCGTTGAGTTTACCGGCTACTAGAGTTTTACCGTGATTCATCATATTAACGACCGTCTGTCTATGCTTAGGGTCGTTGGCAATGTCGAATAAAAAATTAGCGCCGTACTTCCCCAGCTCTCCGTTAATAGTGGGTTTAACAAACAAGTGTGGGAAGGATACGCGAACGTTAGCCAACATAAAAAAGGTCTCACCAGACATAATTTTTTCCTATCGATTTACGGGTTACGGGTTACGTGTTACACAACAATATTAGCGGTGTGTATCTCGCGGTGTCAATGCCTTTTTGCGGGCTTCGTTGTACTGCTCGATTGTCTTTGGGTCCGAGCCCAGGATACGGTTAAAGTCTTCGATAAAAGACCGCGTCGGGTTTTTATCGATAACCAGTTTTTTAATGCGTTGGTGTTCTAACGGTGTGACGGCCATTTTAAATAGTTTCCGAGATACTGGCGAGATTGTCTTCGAGTTGGTGCAAGTCACAATAAAGACGGTTACCCAAAGCGGCTAATAACGTGGCGTGGGGGCTTGGTTGTACGCACTTTAGTTCCCCCAAAAATTCGGCGAGCGTCGCCTTAAGCGACGGCGGGAAAGTCTCGAGCACGCTTTCCTTTTTATACCAAGGCTTAAAATCTCGCATCGTTTCTATGGTTGGGAAGTGTCCGTCGAAACACATCGCCCGGTCGTCGATAGTCAAAAACGCGGACGGTTTTTGGAGCGGGAACCCTAGCGCCCCGTCTTGTATATGCTGTTTAGGGAACCCGTTATCCATTAGCCAGGTTTTCATCGCGGCGATGCCTCGCGGTTCCCTCGACCTTGACGAATATATGCAGGGTTGCACTTCGCCGGGCATATCTACGTCGGCCGCTTCCGGGATAATACTCGTAAGCCACTCGATAGCCCCAGGCACGGGCGCGTCGGGTATCACGCCTACACCTTTCCAACCGCTGGTATACGAGTGTAGTACGCCGTCAAAGTCGATACAGATGATCGGGCGAAACGGTGGTTTTTCAGTTTCTGACATAATTTAAAAGTCTCCATCTAATATGTTGATAAGTGAGTTTATGCACCGGTTAGTTATGGATTGGGAGGTTCGCATAAGGCGAAGCCTATCCGCCCAAACTAACGCCTGTATCCGGGGAGAGTCCAACATAGGCCCCCCAGGGTTGTCTTCGCGCAATACTTTGGTGAGCTCGTCGAGGCGTTCGCCAAGGGGTTCGCCGCGATTCCCGAGCTCTCTGACATCTTCCGCCAGCGTGAGGGCGCGGTACCGCTGTGAATAGCAAACGTCGGTTTCTCGGTTTTCGACAATCGTGGGCGGTTTTTTAGAGTCTTGCACACTTATTCTCCGATAGGGCTTTGTCTATCTTGTCGAGAACGCTGTCCACGGATTCGCTCCCGTGGAGGCGATAGATTTGGCCCCCATAGTGGGCATTAATATAGTTATGTGATTCGAGTTTTAGCGCGAAACCCCCGACGGGTAAGGCTACCGGTAACCCGTACAAATCCATAACGACTATGTATGGCGTCATACCGGCTACTCCTCGGATATTCTCCCGATGTTAACTAAAAAATGGTACTCCTCTGGCGTCACGAGGTAACCCGTACTTATGTTAAGTTCGTGGGACTCGGTACGGAGCCGGGCGCGGTCGGTGATTACGATGGTACCCTTTTGTCTGTCGTCGGCAGACATTCGCAACTCGACCACGGTTAACGGGTCGTGGTGGATTTGGTAACCTCCGCTCGGTACTGTCGAACACGCCAAAAGGGCTAACGGAAATAATAAAATTAATCTAATCATAGTCTCTCACTTTTGTTGGTCGGGTTTACGTTTTTGGGTTGTCGGCGATGTGTTCCTTATCTTTTACTTGATAGCCCCAATCGATCAGCTCGAAAACCTCGTCGAGACATAGCGACTCTTGTTCCTTGACGCTCATAGCTTCCCACGCCTCGCGGTCCATGTCGAATTCGCTAGTGGGGGTGATGCCAGAGTACCCGGTACCTACTCGCACCGTTACTGTGACCTCCTCGCTACTCATTATCGGCCTCGTCGAACAAGCTAACCGGTTTAATTTTTTGATAGTCGGAATCGTCGAAAGCCTCGTCGAGAAAGTGGCCCCCGATTTCTCCGACGTCGCGTTCTTCGGTTACTGCCATGTTGGAGGGGTCGTGCGTCACGGCGGCCACGTTAGTTGGGATGTCAACAAATTCACACGGCTCGCCGCCCCTGGGATTGTCCGGGTCGCGTTTTAGCATTTCGCCGGTATCCTTATCGAATCCCAGGCCGCCGACGATTTCCCCGTCTTTGTCGAGGAAGTCCATACGCGCCTGTCCGTCGGTCTGTTTATCGAATGGGGTGTGTCCGTCAAGAGCTAACGGCTCGGTGTTAAGGTTGGACGAGTCGAGCATTAGATCGGCCTCGCCCAAGGGGAAATATTGGACGTCGCCTTCGGTTAGGCTCCCCTCTTCGGCGCCGACGAATCCGTCGACCGCGTCCTCGACGACGTTAATCGCCGGGCGTTTATCCGATAATAGTACCAACGTCGGCGCGCCTGGCGGTTTATCGACGTGTGTTTGCATTATCTTATGATCTTTACCGATCAGCTTCTCAATTTTGGCGGGGCTTTTTAACTTCCATGGTTCGCGCCGGGTCTTGCTGTCGATTTTCTTATCGCCGATTTTCTGGCGGCCGATAGCGGCGTCGGCTTTCTTCTCATCCAACCACACGCGGTTAGTCTTACCGTGCACGAGCTTACAACCGTTATTTTCTGGCGCGTTACCGCCTCGGTACAACCCGTAAGCTCTCCCCTCAATCGCTTTAAGGAATACGCGGACCATGTCGATATTATGGTAAACGTTGAATATTTCCTCGGGGGTAAGTGGGGGTACCTCGCGTAGGGTTATCGCGGTACGTTTATCGATAGCGTCAAACGACTCTACAATATTCTCGAAACCCGCGGAAACAGTCGACAAAGCGCCCTCGGCTAACGCTCGGCAATCACTTTTCGCTTTACAAAACCTACATGTTTTACCCGCCGGGTTAAAGGGTAGATCATCACTGGCGATAATACGGTCGGCGATAGCTTTCGTCTCGGCTCCCCAGGCGTTGAGCTCGTCCTCGGTGGTTACCCACTTGTCGAAGTGGTCCCGCCTGGGTTGCATAATATGCAGTTCGACGGACTCGAAGGTTTCCTCGAATATCCCTAATTGCTGGATAGCCCCCAGGGCGTATAAACTTTCTTGGGCGTTTTTGACCGCGTAAACCTCGATACCCTTCCCGTACTTGGTATCGAGTATGTGGAGTACCCGGTTGGCGCGGTCGATTATAACAACATCGATGTACCCGATTTGGCCGTCGACGGTCCACGTACCATAGTCGACCTTAACCTCGGTTAATATCGAGAACCTCTCGTGTGGGATTTGCTCGATAATCATGCTTAGGTAGTCCAAGCATTGGTCGACGTTCGTTATGTGTTCGTCGGTTACCTCATGTTCTACGCCGTCGACGGTGACCAGGCTACCGACGACAGGGATCGGACAGCCGGGGACGTACATCGGGTCGAGTCGTTTAGTGTACGGTTCGATAATTTCGTGGAAGACAATACCGTCGGTGGCATAGGCGTTTTCTTCCTTTGGTCGTCGGGCTTCCTCACGTACGGACGCTAAACAATCAGTCCAGCGGTGCGCGTCGGAAGCCCTAAACTTTAGCTTAGGGCTTGTGGCCATTTTAGATTGCCTCCCCTTTTAACACGGCGGCGCACTTCTTAATAACGTCGGCGTACTGCTCGGGCTTAAGAGCCGGTACGGTAGCCACGCCAAACCGGGCCAGGATCCCGGTAGCCGCCTGAAATTTTAGGGCGTGCTTTTCGACGACGACCGTTAACGCCTTCTTTACTTGGTCGATGGTGAATTGTGGCTCGGCGGGTTTCTCCGGTTGCACGTTTACAGGCTCGCCAGAGATTGGGTTAAGGTCGATTGCCGTCTCGGGGGGTTTGGTTGGGAGGCCGATATCTTGGGACTCGCCGCCGGGGTCCGCGTGGGGTTTGGGCGGTTTAGTCGGCAAACCTATTTTTTGCATGGTGTCGTTAAGCGTATTTATTGCTACTGTTAACGCGTCGATTTTACTTTCTAACATAGTCCTTTTTCCTTTCGTTTTACGCTGTGATTTGTTGTGTGGGACGCACTATACCACGGTCTTACACGGCGCGCAATACTTGCTTTTATGTTGCGTCTAGCGCAAACTTTACGCCTTTAAACTGGGACTAATTTGATGGAAAACAACGTATTAAGACAGCGTCGAAAGGCGTTAAATTTAACGATATACGACATCGCTCAAAAAACGGGGGTATCACACAGTACGGTAAGCCGGGTCGAGAATGGTGTCCAAGGGGTAAGCGTCGACTCGGCCCGCAATTTGGCGAAAGCTTACGATATGGCGCTCGACGATTTTCTCGACGCGGTCGCCGATGCCCGTAAGCGGCGGGAAGAATGGGACGCGGAACTCGAAGAAAACGGGCGAAAATTAGCCGAACTCGTGGACGACGCGAGGGAGGGCGAAGAGGAGGACGACGGCGGAGACGGTGACGAGGGCGACGACGGACACTTCCGGGGGTGGTGATAAATAACCCGCTATCGCCAAATAGCGGGGCGCCACTAGCGCAAAATCAAACTACATAGAGAGCGAGTATTTTATATGTCAAGTGCGGGCAACACAAATTTTATGCAGGCCTACGGTAAACCGTTACACGACCACGGATTTCCTATAATACCAATACGCCCCGAGTCAAAAGCGCCGAGTATCAAGTCCTGGCAGACTATCGAATCAAATTGTGAGCTTGTACGCCGATGGATAAGCGCCCCAGGCCAGGGCGTTGGTGTTAAGACCGGTCGCTTTTGCGGTGTCGACATAGATTGTAAAGACCCGGCCATTGTGGATAGTCTTGTTAATTACTGTATGTTTGAATTCGGTCTCTGCCCCGTACGCTATGGGGATAAGCCAAAAACGTTACTTGTGTATAGGTCCGATGTCAGCGACCGGCCGAAATCGGTAAGCGCTACGTTTGCCGCCGCCAGTTACCCCAAAGGGTACCGGGTAGAAGCGCTCGGCCTCGGTCAACAGTTCGTTGCTTACGGGATCCACCCCGATACCCTATCGGACTATGTTTGGGAGGGTTCACCCCTTCACGAATGGCAGATATCGGCCATACCCATAATCGACAGCGCTAATATTAAGGCTATCTTTTCCGAATTCGAGCGACTGGCTCGAGCGGCGGGATACGATACCGAAGGCGCTCAAAAATTAGCCAACACGTCGGATTTTTCCGGTGGTGTGTTGGCCTCGATCAAGCCTCCGACAGATTTATCCGACGAGCATATCGCGTTAGTACTGGCGAATCTTCCCGTAACCGATACAACGACTTATGACGATTGGGTACGTGTGGGAATGTCGTTACACCACCAATACGAGGGGGACCGTAAGGGGCTCGCCCTTTGGCATACGTGGAGTAAGCAAAGCCCGCACTACAAAAAAGACGACCTCGAGGCTAAATGGCCAACGTTCGACGACGAGCGCGAGTCGGGTAACGTCGTCACTTTCCGATCACTGATCGACGAGACCGGGGTCAAGATACACGGCGACGACCCACTCGCCGACACATTGGAAAATTATATCTACATCGGGGAGGGTGATGTCGTGGCGGATACGCGCCAATTGCCGCACAACGCGATACGGAAACTGTCGGAGTTTAAAAACCTACTGGCTAACGTTCGGATCAAGACGCCAGCATTAACCCCGACGGGAAAACCGACGACCAAAAAGGTTCCAGTGGCCCAATTGTGGCTTATGGACCCACTCCGCAAAACGGCCGTTCAAAAGGCATACGCCCCCGGTAACGACCGGTTGTATAGTGCGGAGGGGCAAAGCTATTATAATACCTTCGCATTCCCCAACCATTTAGCCGTGACGAGCTCGGACAGGATTAAGCCGTTTCTCGACCATGTCGATTATTTATTCCCCAACCCGGCCGAGCGCCAATGGTTCTTACAGTGGCTCGCCCATGTTGCACAGCGGCCCAGCGAACGCCCCCAGGTTTCCCCCCTCCATATTGCACGCCAACACGGGGCGGGCCGAGGTCTACTGACTAAGACTATCGCCCGCCTTTTTGGACAGTGGAATTGTAAGAAAACCAGCGCGTCCGCATTGATCGACGGTGACTATAACGAGTATTTATACGAATCGTTGTTCGTGTTCCTTGACGAGGCAAAAGGGGACGGTAACCGCCGCTTCGAGGTCTCTGACAAGACTCGCGATACCTTGGCCGAGGACGTCTTACCGATCAATGTTAAGTGGGGGTTTAAAGGGACGACGAACGTCTACAGCCGAATTTTTCTTATGTCGAACCACTTCGACGCCTATCGCATACCGCCCCAGGATAGGCGCCTTAACGTATTCGAAGGCCCCGAGGTTATCAAGGGGTTGGATTACTTTACCCGGTACGGGGCCTGGCTGGCCGACGATACCGCTATCGCGGAGCTCTTTAACTGGTTAAAGCGGTACGAGTTGCGGGGGTGGAACTTTCAGCGGTCTATGGATACGGCGGCCCGTCAACGAATGATTGATTACGGGCGCAACCATAGCGAGGCGGCGTTCTTCGAGCTACTGGCGAACCCACCGCGCGAGATTATGACACACGCGGAGGTAGTCGAAGCGTTAGAGAAATCGGGAGATGGCGACCTTATGGACGAGGGGATCAGCGAGAAGCAAATCACTAAGTTATTACAGGAGGAATGCACGCGATATAGCCGCCGTCGGATAAACGGTAAACGGGTTTACCCGTGGAACCTTAACCCCAAAAATAATCATTCAGACGCCGAAATAAAGCGGATTATGGAAGGCCCAAAACCGCCCGCGACCGTGTCCCCCCTCTTTTAAAAATTTCCCTTGGGTGTCCCCCCTAAAACCCCACGTTTTGTGGGGTTATGCGTATCGCGCACTTTTTTCTGTCCAACCGTCCCCAGGGTGTCCGACTTATTACGGATAGGGGGGACACTTTTTTAATTCCACAAAATCAATAGCTTATAGTTATATATAACTATACTGTCCTACTGTCCTACTATATATATAAGTTTTATAGTAATTGTTATGTGTCGTCTTATAATGTTCTATTAGGTGACTATGTCGTGTTAGATAACATTGTAAGGCGACAGTGTATTTTTTATTTATATCAAATAGAAAACCGGTCCCGGTGGGCCGGGTGGACAGCACAAAAAACGACCGATTATCTCCCGTAATTATTGGTAGGGGATTTGGCGCCCCGGTCTGAACCGTGGAACATATCGCGCGACTTTGGGAGATTACGCGCGTTCTGTGATGTGTTGTGTGTGGTGCGTAACCTGGGTATAGTCCCGATTTATCGGCTCATACAAAAGGATAGCTGTATGGTTTTGTTTCTCGTCTATGCCGCGTTTTGTGCGGCCGCGGTTTTCCTGAACTCCCCGGAAAATACCCGAAAGCGTCAAGTGTGCTGGATTTGTGCTATCACGCTGGTATTGGGGGTTGTTTTGGACCCCTACGCGATAGAGATGCCCGCTATCTTGGCCTATTTGCTAATAGCGGGGCTAAATACCGTCGCTTTGTGCTGTATGCCGGTTATTGCGTCCTATGCAATAATTCCTATATTATTTCTGATAGGGCTATTTTTATGTGTGTTTGGAAGTCTCGGCCTATATTATGATTTTTATGACTGGGTTCCCTATTATTTTGTGACTCATTCGATAAACATAATCCAAATACTGGTATTAATAGGTGGGAGTGATGTGTTCAGCGGAATTGTACGGACACGCCTGGGTTTTAATGGCCCTAACGGTTAACGCACTCTATATGTCATCGATAACACTTGGCAGGGTTATACATGCATTACAACGCGAGCGACGCAGTATCGACGGGGGTTGTCGGCGGTGTGGGAATACTGGCCGCGACAATCGTCCCCAGTGAGTACATAAGTTATTTCGATAGGATTTACGACATAGGTTTATTTTTAATAAGTGGCGACGATATCGCGAGGGTTTTAGGTTTGCTGATTAGCGCCTTAGTCGGTATCAATATTATTTTTAACGTGCATAAAGATTGGAAGGAACGGCGAGGAAAAAAGAAAAAATGAGCTTCAATTACTTCACGATACAAGAATTCACCGCCGAGGAACTCATACCCCCGGCTATCGCTAACAAGATAATAACGTACCATATCTTACCTATGAATGAAGTCCGGCATATTTTTAACGCGCCTATCCTCGTGTCTAAAAAATCCGGTTATCGAAGTGTCGAACACGAATTAAAAAAGTTCCGTTCGGGGGATTCAGAGCATTGTTTTAAAGGTTTGAGTAAGGGTGCGGCCGACTACACCGCACACGAACGTATCGAGCAACTGGGGGTTGTTCTCGTTAACAAAAGCCCTTACACGCGTATTTGTTATTACCCGGAAAACAATTTTTATCACTGCGACTACAAAAGCGTTAATAAGCAATATTTCATTTGCGAAAACGGCATCGATTGGGTGATATCGTGAAAATAAAAGACATAATCAGGGGCGCGGCGGGCGTTGTGGCTTACGCTAACCCAGCGTTAGGGGCGGCGGTTGCGGCTATCAATGCGTTTTTACCTGAGAGCGATAAAATACCAATGAATGCGAACGGCGAGCAAGTCGAAAACGTTCTCGGTACGCTTCCATCGAATCAACAATTACAGCTACTCGAAAAAGAAATCGACCTCGAGATACGTAAGGCCGAAACCTGGGCGGATATACAAAAGACCCACAGCGAAACCGACGCGGCGGGCGCGAGTACTCGACCGTTTATCGCGTTGCTTATGGCGTTTACCGTTTGCGCCAGCATATTGCCTATTTCGTTTGCGCTCGCCTGGGCGATTCTCGGCAACGATTACGAGACCATAAAAATCATAGACGCCGCCGTCTGGCCGTTGCTCGCTTTAATCGGTACGCCTATCGTTTTACTCCGCGCGCATTTCGGAATGCGTACCGAAGAAAAAAAAGCGCGATACGCGGCAAGCGTCGGAGAGCCAGTAAACACGGGGTTTGCTGGCATGATAATGCGGTCCCTTAAACGATAATCGACTTTTTACGTAATGGTTTATGCGTAGTAATTGGGTTAGCGGTAGCCAATCTTACCTTTTGTTTCGGCATCAAAAAGCGCCCAACGAATGACAATAAACAAGCCCGAATGGTTCGTGTGCCGGGAGCATACCGGCGGCGGTATAGTGCAAAATATAATAAAAATATCTAGTTGAACTCTTGTTGTGCACCACGTAACATAACCCCGTAGTCTTAAAAAACACGGGGATTTTTTATTATGGGGGTATTTAAACAGGAAAATTTAGACCACATAGAAAGCGAAGGTAACGTAGTCACCGAGCTATCGGATAACTATGTCGAGGTAGAGATAGGTTTCGGTATCGACTTACATATCCTTGAAACATATCTCGAATACGGGCTCGAATACGCGGGACCGGGCGAGAACGGTTTCGTATTTAAGAAAGTTTAACCGCTTAACCAACGATTGGAGAATATGAAAAATGCTTAACGAAATCATGTTGCATATAAACCACTTCGAACAAAAACGCATACAAAAAATTAACGAGCGCGAGACACGGTTCGGGGTTCCAGATACTTGCTTCCCCCAATCTATGAAAATGGACGAGGTAACGATACGGGACGCTTTTGATTGTTATTATCTGCCGTTGTGGGCCAGGTCGTTAGCGGACTACTTACCAGAGGATTTTAGATTTTTGTATTTTGATTGCTGTATTTTAACCTCAGTAAGTAACGCGGTTAGGATATTACGTGAAACGATAGGCGTCGATATCGGCAAACCGGCTATCGACATACACCTATGCGAGGAGCTCCGGCGGATGCACGAATTAAAGCCCCGAGAGTTACGACGCAGCTACGCCGGCCGGCTACACGAGTATTACGCCGCTCTCGCGCCTCGAATCGGACTCCGCCACCAACTCAATACCCGGCTTGTCGCGTGTTGCGATATCGCTGCGGGCGATAATATAATATAGTACGCTATACGAAACACGAAATACCCTCCCCATAACCTGGGGCCTTTTAGGCCTCGGGCTTTCCTTATTCCCCCCTAAAAAGTCCGCTATACTGTCGTCGATGTTAGTGAATGGCACACGACGGGGGGAGTATTTATGACGGTTACATTCCAAGAATTCGGACCTTTTACCGAAGCCCAAGGCGAGGCGGAAGTCAACCTGGGGGCCAACGCGGAACGCCGTTGGCACGAGATAACAATCACTATTTTTAACGCTGGCGGGGTTTCGGGCGTCGCGGCGGTTGGCGTGATAACCGGGCAAGTCCAGAAAATCGGGGCGGACCAACGCGAAGACTTTTCCGAGACGATAGACCTATCCACCGACGCGCGGGCGTGGCTTCCGGAGCTTTCCAGCGCGCAAAAATACTTTTTCACTATCGCCGGGTTAAATGCCGGGTACACCTACCAGATAACTGTTAACAGTTGGGAGGGCTAAGACTATGGCAGCACGAGCGGGGTACGGGTTACAAGTGGGGGGCGGTGCGGGTTTTCAACTATTTACGCAAACGGCGGACAACCAACCGGCGATTTATACCGGGGTTGATCAAACGGCGGCGGAATCGGCCAGGGACGTTTATTTTGGTGCTAACCCGGCGGACCTGGCGACCCTCGACGCAAATGAATTTTTAATTATTAAACTTGTGCTAACGGGGACGGACCCCGATACGGCGATTTACCAGCAAAGACAGAATAGTACTTGGGTTGACGTCACTAGTCTGATTCAAGGGGAGAGTGGATCATCCGCAACAAGCTTACAGGCGGGTACGGTAGCGGTATCCGATGGTAGTGAATTTACATCTCAAGGAATAAACGTAGATCAATCCACGGGAGAGGTGACTTTCGACGACACCGTAAACGTACCTAGCGGATCGATTAATGTCGGTGAGGCCTTGCAACTATCCGAAGGCGTCGCTGACCTAGTTATTGTCGATAAGTTAAAAGACTCAATGGCGTTTTCTGTCAATTCAGATTTTTCCGACGCTGGCGGAGCTTCTACACCGGCCTACTTTAAATTTGGGGATCCGTTCAACAGCAACATAAATTTAGACGATACCCAGACATTGACGGCTAACCCGTTGAATTTTTCTATCACCGGGGCCGCCACGCTCCCCGATGTAACATTGGTCGATAGAGCCACGCTAAAAACTAACGGACCCATGGCCAATGTCACTATGCGCGTAACGGATAACGCTACGGGTTTAGCTGTTAGATATCTACCCAGCAAGGCCGCGTGGGAAGGATCCGCCCCAGGTCTTAGTTTAGGTGGGCCGCTAGAGATTATGTTTTTCTTTGCCGAGGAAGGCACGGATACGGCGACAGAGTACTACTTCGGATTTGTTCCTTTTTTAGTTGAGAATGGGCAACAGTTAGATTTTTCTTTTAAAGGGGATTCGGTAGACCTTAAGGGGGAGATAGGTGGAACACCTTACCTTGTTTTAGAAGTCCACGACGGGCCGCCGACTGACCTGGCCGATAGAGCGCTAGCCATTAGATCCCAGGCTACTGGGCTACTGGAAGGGGGTTTGATATCCGCGGCAAGCGGAACTACCGTAGATTGGACAGCCGGAAGCGGGCAGGTAGCCGATTATGATAACCCTGAATCCCCCGTAATATCCGAGGTTACCTGGGCGGCGGTAACAGGTTTCACGCCGACTAATATCGCGTCAACCGACGGAACTTTTATAGCGTATAACGCCGCCGGGTCCATGGTTGAAATATTAGCCAGTGCATTAACAGCGGCAAACGAACGAGAAAATATAATAATAGGTTTAGTCGCGCATACATCGGGAACTATTACAAATATTATTACAGCTCCACTTAATGTTGCCTATGACGGTATTGAAAGTTTTAACACTTTTATGTCTCAGATAATAGGGCCCGCAAATGTTGACGGCAATATATACGGCGCAAATGGTACAAATTTAAACATCGACGTTTTAGGTGGGCGTGGGTTTTTTCTTGGATCCAATTTCAGAAACGACCCCGGTTTTTCAGATATAGTTTCATTCGCTAGCGCCGCGCCTGTTACTTTTCTTAGAAGCTATAGGTCTACCGGAGCGGGCGCGATATTTGAACCCTCGCCAACCACACTTATCGGCCCAACAATGTATGACAACGGTTCTGGAACTCTACAGACTGTTCCCGCCGGAAATTGGACCATACAGCGTATATTTAGAAGTAGGGACGGGGGGACAACGGTAACTTATGGGCAAGAAATTTTTGCGTCTAAAAGTTTAGCGTTAGAGTCTTTAGGTAGTGAACAATTTGAGGAGCAAACGCCATTCCCGTATATGCTATACCGGTGTGCGCTACTTATTGCGGAAGATGCAACAGATTTAAGTGATACGGGCGACGCAGAATTTTTCAATCAATCCAGTTTTAGAATAACCGGCGCGCAAAGTGCGGCCTCATCTGTACCTGGAATAACATCACCGGGGGGATCAAACGAGAGCATTCAGTTTAACAATGGCGGGGTTTTTGGCGGCGATTCAAATTTAACATACAATACGACAACAAAAACACTAGGTTTAAAACCTCCATCATCCGGCACAACAACCATAGAATTTGTAGACTTTTCAGATGTATCGGTTGCAACAATACAGTACAACGATACAACCGACGCTTTTATAATTAATCCAACCAATACCGCAAAGACACTACAAATCGGTGCCGGTATTTTTATGATAGAGGGCGCCGCAGATTCAAGACTTGATATCGAAGCGATAACTACATCGGGTACCGCACAGATAACATTGTCGGACGCCGGCGGAGGTACCGGCCTAATGATTGATTATGATGATAACACTAATAAATCAGTCATATCAGGAGAAGTAGGACCGCTAGAATTAATAACCGCAACCGACGAAGATATCGCGATTGTAATTGGCGGAGCGACTTCTAAACTCGGTATTATCAATGTTTCCTCGCCCGATACAAATCCACTTTTAGAATTATTAACATCGGGGGCTAATGGAGGTCAAATTAATTTCTATGTCGGCTCAAGAGCACCAGAAGGACTTATAACAGCCGATGGCGGAGCGCTGTACTTTAGGGATAGTGGTACAAGTTCAGACTTATTCTTGAAAAGGTCCGATGGTGGTAATACAGGGTGGACAGACTTTTTACATGCATCTAGCGGGGTACAGGGACCCTCGTCAAGTACCGATACCGCTGTCGCTTTATGGGACGGCACCACCGGCGCGTTGCTTGCTGACTCCCCTTTAACTGTCATAGATGGCGTTACCTCTAATTCTGCCGTTATATTTTCACCAAGTGTTACGGGTATAGCGGGTTTTGCGGTAGAAGATAGTTCAAACGTATTGCAAGGGGTTTTTGAGTATTTAGAAGGAACCGACTTAGTCCGGATATTAACCACAACCGACCTCGATTTACATTCATCTGACAACATAGATATTGATACACAAAGCGCAACCGGCGTTATAGGAATATCGGGAAGTGCGCTGCCAGACACGCTGCCTTTGATGGCGTGGGAAACAGGCGGTGCAAATGGTTCAACAATGAGTGTTTTTCTTGGAACCAGAAATCCAGAAGGTAATGTTACTGGAAATCCAGGTTCATTTTATTTCCAGTCAAATGGTGCGGACTCTTCAATATATCAGCATCGGTCAGGAGCGGTTACAAATACAGGGTGGAAAAAAATATTTGGTGATTTGGACGGCCCAGATACAAGCGTAAATAATGCTATTGCAAGCTGGAATGGCACGGCAGGTAATTTGCTAAGCAGTGAGGGGAATTTTAGAGCCGTATTTGCTGCATCAGTGTTTACAATTGAGCTTGAGGCACCGGGTACGAACGATACAGCACGTTACGAACTGCAAGACAGTTTAGGTGTGCAAGCTTCTTATTTGCAATTCAACGATAATACAAAATTAACGTTAATGTTATCGTTGTTAGGTGACCTTGAAGTAGGATCGCAATTTAACGATTTAATTCTAAGCGTAAATGATAATGTCGCCGACATTCAGTTGGTAGGTTATCAGCTCCCCGACACACAGAATTTATTAAATTTAGAAACCGGCGGTGCGAATGGTGCCGCGATAAATATGTTTGTCGGTTCGCGTTCTCCATTAAATAATGTTACCGGTTCCCCCGGTGACGTTTATTTCAGCAAAAATGGTGCAAGTTCAAGCATATTTATACACGAGGGCACCGGTGCAACAACAACGGATTGGATAGACCTTATTAGTTCGAGTTCTGGCGTAACAGGGCCGTCTTCGAGTACCGATACCGCTGTCGCTTTATGGGACGGAACGACAGGAAAGCTATTATCTGACTCCCCTTTAACTGTTATCGACGGTGCCACTACTAATTCCGCTGTTATATTTTCACCGAGTGTTACCGGTATAGCGGGTTTTGCGGTAGAAGATAGTTCAAACGTACTACAAGGCGTTTTTGAGTATTTAGAAGGAACCGATTTAGTAAGAGTACTCACTACAACCGACCTTGAGATTCTATCGTCGGACGATATTCTCATCCAAACTCAGGACACCGCGGGGGTGATAACATTCGCGGACGGGTCAAGCAACGTTGCAAGAATTTCTGGCGAAACTGGCGGGGCGTTAAATACCGTTAGAATTTATACCGGAAGTACTTCGGCCCATTTAGTTCTGGAAGATACAGCAACCGACGATTTATTTACACTAGAGGGATTAGGGGACGGCACAGATATAACAATTTCAATGGATGCGTCAACGAACTCATTAATAAGAAGTTCATCAACAGAATTAAAAATACAAACAACGCTTGGTAGTGGCCGGTTAGTACTTGAGTCACTTGACGACATTGACGTGTTAGCAGATGAAACGGTTATAATTGAAAGCCTTAACGATAGAGTACAGATTCAATCTGGCGCGGGTACCGGTGCAGAGATACTATCGCTAGCGAGCACTACCGCATCACGTATATCAAAAATATTCGTTGAAAATAGCGATCCAAACGGAGTAGTAACCGGGGCCGGTGGTGATATTCTAGTTAGGGATGATACAGACGAATCAGCCTTGTATTTTAACATGGCGGCTACAGTAGGGGCAGTCTGGCAACGTATAAGCGTTAACCCAGTAGATATTATAGAGATACATAATTCATCTGAATTTGAAGCTTTGGCAACCGCTGGTGTTATTTCAATAACAGTAAATACATTAATTATATTCAAGGAATCTATTAATACAGCGTCAAGGTTTGACGCAACGTTGGGCGCAAACCTGAATATATACGGGAACGGGGAACAGGTCGTATTCCTTGGAACCGGTACTTTTTTTACCGGCGATGACTGTGACATCTACATCACAGAACTAAGACTGGTAAAAGGCGTTAGCGGAACGCTTTTCGACATTAAAGCCGACAGTCAGTCGTCAGTAAGATTGGCGCAGTGTTTGTTAGTAAACTGGGAAATGGGATCAATAAGACCACTCGACAATACGTTAATTGGCCCTCTTGTAAATTTCGTCGAAACTGTTGTGGCTGGGTGGGGTAGTGGGTTAACGCTGACAAACTGTCTTACTTTGAGAATGACAGGCTTTAGAGTTGCGCAACTATCACCATTAATTTCAGCTAACCAGCCGTTTATAAATGTATCAACTGTCCAGGCTGAGTTCGACGTTGGTCTTACTGGTATGTTTGGCACACTGTCAGCCGGTGAAACCTTAATAAGAGTGGATCCAGCCTGGACAGATGGAGCGCCGGTTAACATAACAAATTCTCCGATTAAGGGTGACGGCGGCGCGCTATTTGATACATCCGGCGCAACGGGAACATTTACTGTTGTTGCCGACGCCGCGGTTAGTGCTACTGCAATAACAAGTGTGACAGATAGCAGCGGAATAGCGCGTTTTAACTTCACAGTTGGCCCAACAGTATTCGTAAATCAAGAAGTTGTAGTCAGTACCTTCGTAACAAATACAGCATACAACGGGATTTTTATCATCACCGCAACGGGTGTAGGTTATTTTGAAGTATCAAGCGTTCCTTTCGGCACTACTGAAACGGGAAGCTTCCTGTCAAATTCTGTGACAATGACAGACACGGGAACGGCTCTTGTTAATGGTGACACACTGACAATTGATACGGATTTGTCAACTCAGTACGACGGAGGCGCAACGGTTTATAACCAGTTAACAAATAGTTTTCAAATAAATAGAACTTTTGGCGCTACTCAAACAGGATCGTGGTCAACAAACGGGATTGATCAGTCTGACCCAAGGGTATTAGCGTCCAGTAACAGTGGCTACGAGTCTAGCCATTACATAGCCACGTCGTATGTGAACAATAATGCCACACCAAATGGCACCATAACTAATAACACATTCCGAAATATGGAGTTCGGAGCCCTTATTGCAGGAAGTACCATGGAAAGGTGGAAACTTATAAATGACACTGCCGGAGTTTTCATCTATACAGGATTAGAGCCGTTTGCGGGTCATATAACTTTTGATTTCACATCGGTTAGCTCAGGCGGAATAGTTGATTTCAGGTACAAATGGGAAATAAATGACGGTGGCGGATTTGTTGATTTACCCGATGCTGTTGAAGCGCTCGTCTCCATAGGATCGGATTCAGTATCCGTTACAAAAACTTTTCCTCTAAGGGCCGAAACAGGTTGGAGCATTAGACCACGAATAACAAGGAACTCAGGCTCGAGCACCGTAACTACTTTTTACGCGACAATGTATATCACACAAGATGGATAAATATAAATGGAACAATTGTGGCGTAAGATAGACAAGCCAATTTTGGTCAATACGATATAGGAGTCTATGAGATGGCTATCCCAGTAGGAACAACGGTAGAAATACTACCTTTCACGGCGGCCGGTTGCGTCAATAATATAGGATTAGTGGTTAAATGCTGTACTGAATTGAAGTGTTTAGACGGTACGACCGGTCAACGCGTGGTGGTTACTTGCTATACAGTTCGATACATGGTTCAGAATTGTAACGAGTGCGCGGTCCATGAGACGTGCTTTTGTGAGGAGGAGCTTATACCCCTTCCTGTTCCCGCAGCTAATAAAGCATTAGCCACGGCGGCGGACAAAGCGAGAGGGTAAAAAGTGCGAGGGGCGTTACCTTTCGGGGTAGCGTTCCGCGTAACAATATAATATATTAACAATTTACAAACAGAATATTAAGGGAAGTACAATGCAAAAAGGCCCACATTTTACGGTATCGTTATCCGAGGCCGAAGTCTCGCACTTAAACATTCTTACCGACCACAAAGCCAAAAGCGGCTATGAGGACGGGCTCCGGGGGGCTCATTTATCCTTGTCCATTCTCGACAAGGTACAACGAGCCGTTAACGCGGTAGGCGCGGCGGGCGTGGAGGACGCGGCGGGCGCGAGGGATATAGAAGCCGTACCCCCCTGCGTATCGCGTAACTGAGTAGGTATCCATGTCTAGACGAGCGCTTGACCCTAAGATTGTGAAAAAGGCACGGAGGCTAACGGAGGCGGGTTTCAGCCTAGCGGAAATCTCCGAATTCCTCGAGATACCCGCGAGGACTTTCACCAGGTGGCGGGACACATACGCCGAGCTCGGCGAAGCGCTCGCCGTCGACCCTATTATCGAGAGTAAGAAACGATTAATGAACCGGGTAGGTTGCTCGACGTACCGGCCAAAGTTTAACGATATGGCCTATAAACACTGTTTACTCGGGGCCACCAACGACAATTTGGCAGCGTTTTTCGACGTCGATACCGAGACTATCCGGAGGTGGCAAAACAAATACCTTGAATTTGCCCGAGCGATTCACGACGGAAAACGGGAAGCCGACGCCAAGGTCGCCGCCAGTCTGTATCACCGGGCAGTGGGATATTCCCACGATGCCACGTACTTAGGGACGTACAAAGGCAAAATTATTTCCGAGGGGTACACAAAACACTACCCGCCGGACCCCACCTCCGCCATTTTTTGGTTGAAAAACCGAGACTCGGCCAACTGGCGGGATAAGCGCGAAATCGTCGTCGAAGACGCGGACGAGCTAACCCCGTGGTCGGCTATCGGAGACGACACGGACGGCGAGACGGAAAACTAGCGATGTCTCGGTTATCCTGGGATCCCCAGCCAGCGTACAGAGATTTTTTCTATACTAAGCGCTCGGATATCCTTAAAAATCGTACCGTCTTCCGCCCAGGTGGAACATATTTTGTCCCCTATGGCGGTCGGGGTTCGGCTAAGACGTGGACGTTTGCCGACGCGGTTATCGTTGAGGGCTCCCTACGGCCTATTAGGGTACTCGTTACCCGGGAGATTCAAAAGTCTATCGACGAGTCGATTAAGGCCGAGCTCGAAGCGGCTATCGTTAACCGGGGCATATCCCACTTTTACACCGTGCTCGAGACGAAAATACGGGCGCTCAATGGTACCCAGTTTATATTCAAGGGGTTACGAAATAATATCAACTCGATCAAATCGATAGCCGATGTCGATATCGTACTCGCCGAGGAATCCGAGGGCATATCAAAAAATTCGTGGGATAAGTTCCTGCCCTCCATACGCCCCAGGTCCGGAAAACCCCCGATTATTATCGTTATCTTTAACCCGGACGACGAACTCGACGACACATACCAGCGGTTTATCGTTAACCCGGAGCCGGGGACACGGGCTAGGCTTATCAACTGGCGAGATAATATACACTTTCCCGAACACCTCGAGCGTCAACGCGTACACTGCCTTAACACTAGGCCGCGCAAAGACTACGATAATATATGGGAGGGTAAACCCAAAGGCGCCGACGGCGATGTCATTATCGACCGCGAATGGATCCGGGCGGCTCGCTTCGCTAGCCGCGACCCTCGTTTCGTCCACGTCAACGACCGCGTTAAGGTTTGCTACGACCCGGCCGGGCAAGGGCGAGATTTTAACGCCGTAGTAGTGGCCGACGGCAATATCGTAACCCACGTAAAAGAGTGGCTAAGGTCGAAAGACCTCCGGGAGGCCACACATACCGCTTTCGACTACGTCGTTGAGCTCAACGCCGACGAGTTCCGCTACGACGAGTGCGGCGGATATGGCGACGGAGTCGCGGTATTCGTGGATGATAAGATCACCCAGGTAAAGGACGAAACCAGGGGGACGTTTGAAGTCGACGTCAAGCCGTTCAACGCGGGCCACGAAGTCGCCAACCCCGACGAGGAAATACCCGGAACCGCCAAGACTAACGGCGAGACTTACGGCAATCTAAAAGCCCAGGCCCACGGCATAAGCGCTCAAATACTGTACAATACTTACCGGTTTATCGTTTTGGGTCACGACGTCGACCCGGCCGACGTTATCAGTATCGACATAGAAGACGACGAAATTTTTAATAAACTGGTTAAAGAGCTATCATGCCCGCTATGGGTCAAATCACGCGTAAACAGCAAAAAACTCGTGGAAGATAAAAAGGATATGGAAAAGCGAACCGAGCAACCCTCGCCGAATTTAGCCGACGCCTTCCATATGATAAACGCACCATACGACGAGAATAACGGGGTTTTTGATGTCTTCCTTAATAGAAAAGCTAGTTAATCTATTCAAGCGCAAGCCGGAACCCGAGCCTATCGAGAAACCGGCCGAAGACGACGACGAGCTCGTCGACAACCCGTTTACAACTCACGCCAGATTGAACGGCTTTCGTAATAAACTAAGGTACGCGGAATTTATCCGAGAGAACGCGATACCTGTTAAACCGGGAGATATCAAGCTATCGGTTAAGGGCGACGGCATGGACGTAAGTAACGCCCAACCGGTAAAAACCGCGTTTAACGTTAACCAGCAAATCGTACCCGAGGCGCTTTTTTCGTGGTATGTAACCCAAGGATTTATCGGTTATCAAACGTGTGCGATTATTTCCCAACACTGGCTAGTGAGCAAGGCGTGTTCTGTTAAGGGTGACGACGCGGTACGTAACGGGTACGAGGTGACAGTTAACGACGGTAACGAAGTCAACGCTGATATGTTGGCCGCCATTGCTAAGGCCGACACCGCGTTTAACGTTAAGCAACACCTCGAAAACGCGAGCCGGTTTAACGAGATATTCGGGATCCGCCACGTTTTATTTGTGGTCGATTCGCCCGACGAGGAGTACTACGAAAAACCGTTCAACCCCGACGGGGTCCGCCCCGGGAGTTACCGCGGTATATCGCAAATCGATCCTTACTGGGTTTCGCCGTATCTCGACGCGGCGGCCGTCCAAAGCCCCGCCAGTCGTGACTTTTACGACCCAACATACTGGGTTATCTCGGGTCAGCGGTACCACAAGTCGCATTTTGTCTTGCTACGCGGCCCCGAGGTTCCCGACATCCTTAAGCCGTCGTATCTTTACGGTGGGGTTCCCCTTACCCAAAGGATATACGAGCGCGTGTACGCGGCCGAGCGTACGGCTAACGAGTCCCCACAACTGGCCATGACCAAACGGTTAAACGTCCGCAAAATGGATATATCGAAGGCCGTCGCCAACGCTGCCAGGTTTCAAGAGGGGTTAGAATTCCAAGCGGCGACCCGCGATAACTACGGTATTCTCGCTATCGATAAGGGCGACGAGGCCCAGCAACTCGAGACGAGCCTAGCGGACCTCGACGACGTCACTATGACTATGTACCAGCTCGTCGCTGCCGTTGCCAACGTCCCCGCGACTAAGCTACTGGGGACGAGCCCCAAGGGGTTTAACGCGACCGGCGATCATGAGATTAAGACGTATAACCAAGAACTCGAGACGATACAGGAAAACGACCTTACGGCTATCGTTAACCGGCACCATATTTGCGTAGGTCGGTCGATTATATTCCCTAAATTTGGTGGGAACCCGTTCGACATCACTATCGAATGGAACCCGGTCGACGTGCCGACGAGTAAAGAGCAGGCCGAGATTAACCACATTAACGCGCAAGCCGACGCCCAGTTACAAAATACCGGCGCTATCGACGCTTACGAAATACGAGACCGGCTAACCGCCGATAATGGGAGTGGCTACAACGGCCTCGAAACGGTCGAACGACCTCCCGAGGAAGACGACGGCATACTCGAGCCGCCGGCAGCTCCCGAGGTTCCGGAAGCGCCCGAGGATCAACCCCAAGACGACGGCCGACAATTTGGTGACGCTGCCGACGCGGTCGCGTTGCGGGCGATGGATGTCATACGTAAGGAAGGTTCGCAATATTATGTGTACAGCGAATCGGGTAAACGTCTCGGGGGTCCGTACGACTCCCACGAGGCGGCGGCCAAACGCCTGGGCGAGATAGAATACTTTAAACAGAATGAGGCGAGTTAATGGGCGATTCACAGCTACCGAAAACGGAAACAAAAACACCGATGCCGAAGGTTAAGAGCGGCAGAGAAATAATGAAATTTTTTAAATACGATCATTTACCCGAAAGACTGGCCAACATAAGCCAGCCGTTTTGTGATTTAGCATCGATGATCGACGGGGCGTTACCTGTTAACGACGAAAGTACTGTCGCGCTTCGTAAGCTTCTCGAAGCCAAAGACGCCGCGGTAAGGGCAACGCTATAACATGGCTAAACGGTTACTGACACAAAAGCGCGCCGACTGGGCCGAGAACCGTGACGACGTCGCCTTTAAGGGGACGCCGTTACGCGGTAACGCGGGAACCGAGCGCCGCTATGTGTCCGACTGGGAACGCTTGGTTAATCAGATGGTTTCTAAAACGTCTAAGGAGGTCCGAAAGTTTTTCGCCTCCGATGACAGTCGCGCTTACTTCGCCGTAGACGCGACGGTCGGCTCGCAAGCTAGAATTATGATGAATGAGCTAGAAAAACGGTTTACCCAAATGTTTAGCGAACAGGCTAAGCCGTACAGTGAGAAAATGGTACGCGGGGTCGCCAAGGAAAGTAAAAGCGCGTTACACAGTAGCCTCGAAAAGCTGTCCGGCGGGCTATCGATTAAAACCGATATCGTTAACAACGAGTTGCGAGAAATAACAAAAGCAACGATAGCCGAGAACGTCGACCTAATAAAAACGATACCCGAGCAATACTTTACCCAGGTTCGCGGCGCGGTTATGCGTTCTATCGCGCAACCGAATCAAGGGGGAATAGCCGAGTTAACCAAAAACATTAATAAGATGCTCGACGCCCGGTCGAAACAAATTCGGAACAAAGCGAAAAACCTCGCCCTCGACCAAACGCGAAAAGCGTACAACAACATAAACGCGGCGCGTATGAAAGACGTGGGTATAAATAAATTCGAATGGGTGCACAGTGGCGGGGGACAACAACCTCGTCCACTTCACAAAGACGTGTTAAACGGCAATATTTACTCGTTCGACGACTTACCGATTATCGAGGAAAATACCGGCGAGCGGGGCATACCTGGGCAAGCAATCAATTGCAAATGCACTATGGCCCCCGTATTCGAATTAAACGGAGCGTAAGCAATGGCAACGCTAACCAAAGATACTAACGGCTTTATCGAGATTAAAGACAATAAGTTAAGCCGGGGCGGTGTCTTCGACTACCTGGGGTCCGAAATCGGAGCCCCGGAGCCGAACCGGATTTACCAAGTATTAAGGCCGCCCGAGGAACTGGCGGACCCGGCGTGTATCGAGTCGTTCCGCCTACAGCCTTGGATTATCGACCATAAGATGCTGGGCAAAGACTACGATTCGCCCCCGGAAGCTAAAGGGATCCACGGGACGATAGGGGAGAGCGTTTACTTTGACGAGTCCGACGGCTGGCTTAAGGGTAACCTTAAAATATGGTCGGATATGTTGGAGGATGAAATCGACGAGGGTAAAAACGAACTTTCGTTAGGGTATAAATGTGTGTACGAATTCGAGCAAATTGGTACATATGAGGGAAAACGTTACAATGTCGTCCAACGGCGCATAAGGGGCAACCATTTAGCCTCGGTCGACGCTAGCCGAACCGACGTCGCCGTTATGGATAGCGTCGCTATGGATATGAAAATCACAATTGACACCGAGAGGGTTGAATCAATGGACCACAAGAAAGACAAGATAGCCGAAGGCATTCAAAACGCTAACGCTAACCCCGGAAAAAAGAAAGCGGGCGACGCCAAGGACCAAGATATGTCGATATCGGAGGTCGCGGGTATGTTGAAAGAAATCATGCCCCAGATTGCCGAGATGTCTAAGGTTATGGGCGCGCTCAGTAGTATGGCAATGGGGGCCGGGGATCCCGAAGCCGGGGGCGAGACTTACGACCAAGAAGAAAACGGCGAGGTTCTACCGGAATCCGAGGAGGGTCCCGAAGTCGAAATCGAAGTCGAGGACGAGGATAAACCCAAAGAAAAAGAAGACTACGCGGCTATGGATAAAAAAATCGAGCAAACAATTAAAAAGGCGGTCAACGCAGCGCTTAAGCCCCTGGCGGCTAAGGTGGACAAGCTTGAAAAAGTCGGCGCTACGGCTTTCGACTCCAAATCGTTTTTAAAGGAAGTCGACGAACGTAACTCGCTCGCCGCTAAAGTTAGCCGATTTGTGGGTACCTTCGACCATAGCGCTATGACGTTAAACGAGGTCGCTAAATACGGTGTCGACAAGCTGGAAGTGCCTGCAACCGAAGGCCGGGAACTTGACGCGCTTCGCGCTTACCTACACGGGCGCGAACCCCAAGGGAGCCCGGCGCTATTCTCAGTCGCACAAGACGGCGCGACTAAAATCGCGAACCCAATCACCGATTACATAACCGGGAGTAAAAAATAATGCCTCCTTTCCAGTCTACAATTAGGATCAACCAAACTACCGGCATAGTCGGCGAGGTAATTCTCGACGGGCCGATGCGCGCGCAACCGGGTATTTTACGGTCCACCTCCCAAGCTAATAACATTGTCGGCCGCGCCTTTACGCTAGTTGCGGGGAACGACGACGTATTCTCGGCCGACCAAGGTACCGGCGTCGGCGTCTTTTCGGGGATCCTTGTCAATCCTAAAGTTTACGCGACCTCGGGGACGGTATCGGGTACTTTGGAGCCGACCCTAACACTGCCCAACGAGACACAAGCCGAATTCCTTACTATGGGTATTATCATCGTAAGCGTTGCGGCGGCGGCTACCATTGGCGATAACGTTTATTACGATCCCGATAACGGGGCGCTTTCCGTAGGGGCCGCGCCTCCTGGCGCCTTTACCGACCAAGTACCCAACGCCACCGTTGTCCGTAATTCGACAACCGGGCCAGGTCTCGCAATTATCCAGTTAACAAACTAAGGCATTTTGACCACGACAAATTAAGGCTATAAATTATGCTACGAGTACAAGAAAAGTCCTATAGGCCGGGTCGAGACTATGCCCCGTTAAGAGTCAGCGCCGACCAAGTCGAGTCGCTGGCGATGAATTACAAAGACCTCGATAATATCGGGATTACGCTAACCGACCGCGAACTCGGGAAAATGATGGCCGCGGCTATGGACGGATTCGGCATGGATGCGGACCTAGTCGCGCCCTTAACCACGGCGAGCATCACGACCCCCATACAATTTTTACAAGCTTGGTTACCGGGGTTCGTGGAAGTCATCACGGCGGCCCGTAGAATCGACGAGCTCGTCGGCGTGGTAACCCAGGGTTCCTGGGAAGACGAGGAAGTCGTGCAAGGCTTAATGGAGTATACCGGCAACGCCATACCTTACGGCGACTATACCAACGTCCCCGAAGCGAGCTGGAACGTTAACTACGAGCGTCGAACAATTATCCGTTTCGAAGAGGGTATGGTCGTCGGACGATTAGAGGAAGCGCGAGCCGCTGCCATTCGGGCGAACTCCCCCGAAAGCAAACGTAAGGCCGCCGCTACCGCGTTGGAGATTGAGCGTAACCGTGTCGGCTTTAACGGGTATAACAGTGGGGCAAACCGGACGTATGGGTTTTTGAACGACCCCCAGTTGCCGCCCTACATCACGCTGCCCGACGGCGTCGGGGACACGACCAACTGGGCCGATAAAACCTTTTTAGAAATTGTCGCCGACTTGCTTACGGGATACGCGGCACTGCGCGCACAATCGCAAGAAGCTATCGACCCCAAGCGAGACGCGATTACGCTAGCCATTGCGACTAACGCGGTAGACTTTCTATCGACGGTATCGCAGTTCGGCAATAGCGTCCAACAATGGATAAATGAAAACTATCCTAATACTCGCGTGGTGTCCGCTCCCGAACTCAGTACAGCTAATGGCGGTCTTGGCGTTTTCTACATGTACGCCGAAACCGTCGACGAATCCGGAAGTGATGACAGTCGGACGTTTATTCAGGTTGTCCCTAACCGGTTTTTCACCTTGGGCGTAGAGCAACGCTCTAAAAGTTATATCGAGGACTACTCGAACGCGACGGCCGGCATTATGTTAAAACGTCCTTACGCGGTTGTCCGATATTCCGGCGTATCCGGCGACGTAGCACCGTAAACTTAAACCCGTTATCTAGGACTATCAACCATGGCATTAAGTAAAGAAACACGAACCCCCGAAGTAAAAACCGGGTCTAAATCTCACCCCGGTTTTTACGTTTTTTCGACGTTGACCGCGCCTAACGAGTACACGTTATGGGTCGCTAAACCGAAAGGCCAAGAGGGCGGCCCCAATATTAAAAAACGGAGCGTCCTTATTAACGGCGGCGCTAACGTCGTTAATAAACATTACGTCACCCCTCGCGGTGTGGTTACCCACGTTAGCGCGGAAGATATGGAGTTGCTAAAAGGGAATAGAACGTTTAGGCAGCACTACGACCGGGGATATCTAACGGCAACCGAAAAGCGTGGGGACCCTAACGAGGTCGCGAAAAGTATGACACCGAAAGACCACTCGGCGCAAATAGAGCCGAGTGATTTTGAAAAAGGTAAAACACCGACGACGGGCAAAGTCTCGTAAGGTTTAACTATGGCCCAGGTAACCCCCGTTATCGCGGATTTTAGGGTGCAGTTCCCGCAATTCGCTAGCGACATAACATACCCCGACTCGCTTATTACAGCGTACTTTAGTATTGCTGAATGTTATATCGAGAACGAGGCTAACCCATGTTTAAGTGATGCCTGTTTATTACAGTCGATTTACTTAATGACGGCTCACCTACTCGCTATTCAAAATCTCGCTAACGCGGGCAAGACGCCCAAATTTGTCACGAGCGCCACGGTGGGGAGTGTATCGGTATCGGTACAACCCCCACCGCAAACGGATCAATGGCAATGGTGGTTAAGTCTTACGCCTTATGGGCAACAATTGCTGGCGCTGTTACAAGTCTCGGGCGCGGCCGGCATCTACGCGGGATCGCTACCGGAGCGTGCGGCGTTCCGCAAAGTGGGGGGAATCTTTTAGCCGTGGCTAAAGTGGTGAGAACAAAAGGCGTCATAGACCTCGACGAGCTTAAAATAAAGCTCGCGACACTGGACGCCCTTAAACTTACCATTGGGTGGTTTGAATCGGCTCGGTACGACAGCGGCACACCGGTCGCTGGGGTCGCCGCTGTCCAAGAATTCGGCGCGCCTGGGCGAAGTATCCCGCCGCGTCCGTTTCTCCGGCCAACCGTGGCGGAGAACAAAGAAAAGTGGATTAAGTTTTTGACGGCTGAATATGAAAAGGTTCTCGAAGGCGAAACGGATAACAAGGAAGCCTTGGAAAGGCTCGGCCTCATTATCGTCGGCCAGGTTAAAAAAGCGATTTCGACATTACAGGAACCGCCGCTTAGCTTGGTTACCCTCGCGTTGCGAAAACACGCGCTAGCCGGTACGCCTATCGGTGGTAAGTTCGTCGGCCAGGTGGCCGCCGCTATCGCCGAAGGTAAAACCGGGGCCGGAGAACTGGGGGACTCTTCGGGTATTAACCCTAAGCCGTTAGTATTCACCGGCTTTATGTTAACGTCGTTAACTCACGAGGTGGCCGAAAAATGATAGTGCCGGGCGAGAACTTACTCGATTTAGCGTTGACCATTATCGCGACGACGACGATTCAATACTACGCGTTTGACAGTCGCGCGACCAACGAGATATTACTCGACGTTACGACGTACGCGGCCCCGGTCGATGTCGAGGCCAGTGTCCAGGCCGTACCCCGCAAAGTGTATAGTGATATGGGCCTCGATTTTAATAAAGAGTATATCGCTATATGGGCAAGTCAAGAATTTGAAAATCTTATGAGGGACCGCCCAGGGGATCAAGTCGGATTCGGCGGCGAGCGTTACGAGATTATGGAGGAATCCGATTGGTTTACTATCGACGGTTGGGACGCCGTTCTCGCGATTAAGGTACCTACCCCGTGAATGATAACGACGTTATTATCATCTTAGGCGCATTACTTAACAGCGGTTACACGGCGCTCGGGATCTCCGACGTTCTCGTTAAACAGGCCTACCAGCCTACGTTACAAGGTGTGCCGACCAATAGGGCGATATTTCTCAGTAAGATACTAGCGCCCCGGTACGGCTACCCAGGCGTGACGGACACCTATAATCCGGGCGACGACGATTTCGACACCGTTGAATCGATTTGGCGGTCGCCAACGTTCCAGATAGCCGGGCTCGCTACGCAGGACCCGACCGATATCACCAGCTTAACCGCGTCCGATATCGTCGAAAAGGCGGCGGATATCTTACAGGCCCGGTCGTCTCGTCAAACGTTACTCGCCTCGGGCATCGGTATCCAACGGATCCAAGACATTCGCGAAATATACTTTATCGATGACAGGGACCGGCACGAACAAATACCGAGTTTTGATTTTACAATAAGCTATAGAGTTACTTTTCAACTGAAAACGCCAGTCGTTAACACGTTCGAGGCGAACATAAACAGGGTTTAATATATGGCTATTTCATTTACTAGATATATAGGCATAACGAGCGGGCTAGCGGTAGGCGCGGGGGCCGTTCAACGCGAGCTTATCGCCCGGTTGTTTACGACCGATTTCCAAATCCCTACAGGGTCGATTGGTGAATTCGACACGGCGGCCGACGTGGGTTCGTATTTCGGTTTTACCTCCCCGGAGTATTTTAGAGCGCTGTTTTACTTCGCTTTCGTATCCAAAAACATTACGCGGGCTCAAAAAATAAGCTACGCGCGCTGGGCCGAGGTGGACACCGCCCCCCAGATAATCGGGGCCGAGACCGACACACTGTTAACCGATTTTAACACGGTTAGCACCGGCTCTTTTACGTTAACGCTCGGAGCGATAGAGCAGGTAGTGGCTAGCATAGACTTGTCGACATCATCTAGTTTGGCCGACGTCGCTGCCGATGTTCAGACAGCCATACAAGCGGCCAACGTCGACGCGCTATTCACCGGCTGTACTGTCACCTATGACGCCCCGAATAGCCGCTTTAATCTCAACGGTGGGGGTACGGGCGCGACGGCTATCGCTATCGTTGGTGGGGGCGCCCCCGACCTTGCCGCGTTACTCGGTTGGACCGACGTCAGTACCCGGTTATCGCCTGGGGTAGACGCCCAAACGGTGACCGAAGTTTTGACGGATACGACCGAGGCGTCCAATAATTTTGGATCCTTCGCGTTCGTCCCCACGCTAACCGAGGCCGAGATATTGGAGGCGGCGACGTGGAACGACGGCAACAACGTTTTATTTCAGTACCACACACCGGTAACCGCGGCCAACGCGGCGGCGGTTAGTGCGGCGGTGTCGGCTTTGGGCGGAACGGGTATGACGTTAAACGATACGACGTTGTCCCCCGCCGAGTATCCCGAAATGATGCCTATGGTGGTACTCGCCGCGACGGACTATACCCAACGCGGCGCCACACAAAATTATATGTTTCAACAAGACGGGTTAAGTCCCACGGTTACCACTAACCCAAACGCTAACCTATACGACGGGTTGACAGTTAACTACTACGGCCAAACGCAAAGCGCGGGCGTGACGCTTAGTTTTTATCAGCGCGGGTTTTTGACGGGATCCGGAACCGACCCGGTTAACATGAACGTGTTTGCTAACGAGCAATGGTTAAAGGATTTTATAGGCGTTAATCTTATGAATCTTTTACTGGCGACTAACGTACCGGCTAACGCCTCGGGCCGAGGTCAAGCGATATTAGTCGTTCGCGAAGGCGTGGAACGAGCGTTGTTAAACGGAACGATAAGCGTCGGTAAAACGTTAAACGCAACGCAAATAATTTTTATAACGGAACAAACCGGAGACTCTAACGCCCATTATCAAGTGCAAACCTCCGGCTACTGGTTAGACGCGCAAATTGTAGAAGACCCGCCAGCCTCCGGGGAGTTTAAGATAGTTTACACATTGATATATTCTAAAGACGACGCTATTCGTAAGGTCGAAGGCTCACACATTCTCGTATAAGGTGAAACACTATGGCAGATATCGAAGGCTTTGGGCTAATTGTTACACTCTCTGCGAGTGTGACTTTTCCCAACGGCTTAACGTTAACAGAATTCGCCGACGACGCGGACCCCTTCGACATACCCTCGCAAACAATAAAAGCGACGGCTATGGGGTTGAACGGTGATTTATTGGCTTGGTCGACGGCGACCGCGATTGTCGTGACGATTAACTTAATACCCCGGCAAGCCGACGACATTAACCTCGCGATTTTGGCGGAGGCTAACCGCGTCGGTAAAGGTAAAACAGGGTCGAGGGACGTTATAACCTTGACGGGGATTTATCCCGACGGTAACGGTATCGTGTTGTCGAATGGCGTCATAACCGACGCAATTGTCGGTAACAGTGTCGCGAGTGCGGGTCGGTTTAAGTCTAAGCCGTACGTGTTCGCGTTTGAAAATAAGGCTGATTTTTAATGACTTTAATCGAACCCAAAGAAACAATGGTTACGGGCGTAGACGGCGCCGAGTACACGTTCACTATATCAAAACTACCGGCGACAGTGGGTCGCGAAGTCGTAGCAACCTACCCGGTCTCCGCGATGCCAAAGCTAGGAGATTACGAAGTCAACGAAAAAATAATGTTGAAAATGTTGAAGTATGTCGCTATCGATTTAGACGGTCGTCTTCAAACTTTGCAAACTAAAGCGCTTATTGATAATCACTGCGCGGATTGGCAGGTGTTGGCAAAACTTGAACTGGCAATGTTGGAGTACAACACGAGTTTTTTCGGCAATGGCAAGGCCTCGAGGGCCTTGGAGGGATTAGGCGAGAAAGTGCAGCAATTGATTTTAAAAATATTGACGGACTTCTCGGCACAATCATCGCGGAAGGGAAAGCAAGCCTACACGAGCTAAGAACTATTTACAGTTTAGAGGATGCTTTTCTTATGTGGGAAACCATAATGGTTCCGCGAGTGAATGAATACCTTGCCATTGAACACGCGAAAAATAATTCGAGGGGCCGGTAGTGACTAGCTTGTTAGAGACATTCGGTATACTTTTCGAGTCCGACGCCGACGACGTCAAAAAGGGCGCGGACGAGGCCGGGAAAGCGGTCGACGATTTGGAAAGTAAAATCGAATCGACCGACGTAGTGGCCGAAAAGCTCGGTAAGTCGTTTCTCGGTCTCACGACCTCAGCTAAAAATGCAATCGCGAGTGTTATAGGCTTCGCGGCGATATCGGCCGGAGTTCTGAACGCTACGCAGCAAGCCGACCAACTCGGTAAATTTTCTAAGGTCCTGGGGTTAAACGCGCAAGAGGTAGGCGCGTGGAGTGAGGCGGTAATAAGGGCCGGGGGAAGCGCCCAAGGGTTCCGTAGCTCTATAATGTCTCTGACTAGCCAGCTTACCGACTTTCTATTAACGGGCGGCGGACCGGCTATCGAGGTGTTGTCGCGCTTGGGTGTCTCCGCGTTTGACGCCCAAGGGAAAATTAAAACGGCTTTTGATTTGCTGCCGAATCTAGCCGACGCCTTCGAACGGTTATCGGCGGCCGAGGCCTTTTCGTTTGGCCAGAAACTGGGCCTCGATCAGTCGACCATACTACTACTACAACAAGGGCGCCGAGAGGTCGAGGATTTGGTACGGCGTCAAAAAGAATTAGGCATCACCACCAAAGAAGACACGAGACTCGCGGCCGAGTTTAACGACGCTTGGGCGGACTTCGCGCAACAAAGTAGCGCCACGTTTCGCGCCTTGGGTACCGTTGTTTTACCGGTCCTTTCCCAAGTGTTTACACTCGTTGACGATTTCTCCGACTTATTGGTAGAAAATAAAGACCTCGTTATCGGGTTTTTTGTCGGTATCGCGGGCGCCATTACGTTGTATTACTTGCCCGCCATGTTTTCGGCGGCGACGGCGGCTATCGCCGCTATGGCTCCGTTTCTGTTATTGGCCGCCGTAGTAACCGCTATAGGTGTGGTGTTTGCTCTCGTTTACGAGGATATCGTCGCATTTTCAAACGGCCAAGATTCGATGATCGGTAAAATATTGGAAAAGTACCCGATTATCGGCGAGGTTGTCGATAAGCTAAAAGAAAGTTTTAAGACGTTTTCCGAATTTGTTGTTAAGGCTTTTGACTTCCTGCTACACCTCCCCGATAAAATCGTCGAGGGCTTTAAAAAGGTTAAGGACTCGATACCCGAGATACCCAGCTTTTCAGACATAAAAGAGGGAGCGCTAGGGTTGATAGGGTTAGGGGGTGGCGAAACCGACGAGGCCTTAGCCATTGGTAGGGAGCAAATAACGGGCGCGGATACTAACCCCCTTAGCGGCCAGTCTATGACGAGTATGAGCAGTACCAAAACGGCCAACACGAGTACTAGCGTATCGGTGGGTAACGTTAACGTAGACGCTCGAGGCGGCGACGCGAAAGACATCGCGAGCGGTGTTAGCTCCGCGTTAGGCGAACAAATGAAACAAGCGGTTAATAACTTTGACGACGGAGTGGCAGCGTAATGACTATTCTTAGCGCGCTAATCCCCAGCGCGTCGGCCGATGTCGTCGCGGTATTTTTAGCGATTGATAATATACCCGATATAGACTTACCGGGAGCCTTTAACGAGTTAAATCTCGTCCAAGCTTTCCCAGGGGCTCGCCCGGTTACTGTCCAGGTCTCGGAGCCGGTTAATTATGCGGTGCATCCGTTAGAAACCGGTAAAACCGTTATCGATAACCGGGTTATCCTGCCGATAGAATTGTCGGTTTCGTTTATCATGCTCCCCGAGGATTACCGGGAAACCTATTTGTTAATGCGACAAGCAAAAAACTTATCGCTACAATTTACCGTGCAAACTAAAACCGATAACTATACGCAAATGTATATCGCTAATATGCCGCACGAGGAAACCCCCGAGTTTTTCGACACGGTTACGATTATCGTACAGTTCCGACAAGTTCAATTTTTTGACACGAGCGTACAGCCACTAACAGAGACGGACGTACTAAACCCGATAGACGCGTCGACGATTGACCGAGGGGAACAAACACCGACAACGGCAAACGATAACCAAAACGCCGAGGGCTCTCTGTTATTCCGAACGTTTGGTGGGCTAATATGAGTTTTGATATTCCCTTGCAAGCCGTCCCCAATCAATCGTTATCCGTTGTGGTGGACGGTATTAGCTACGGGTTGCTGTTAAAAACAGCGACTAACTTAACCGTCGTAACCATCATACGCGATAACGTAACTATCCTATCGAGTACGCGAGCCGTTTTCGGGACGCCGATAATTCCTTACGGCTATTTGGAAGACGGAAATTTTATTTTCACTTGCACCACCGAGGACACCTTACCGTTTTATACAGATTTCGGCGTGACTCAATTTTTGTCGTTTTACACGGCCGACGAGTTGGAGGCTATTCGAAGTGGCGCTTGACCCTAGAATACTACGGGTAAATGTTGAGGTTAATAACCAGCTTCGCAGCTATCAAGATATTGCGATAACGGTGACCGGAACGAAATACACGAGCCCCAACCAAGGGGAGTGCAACATAACGTTGACGAATCTTAGAAAGGAGGTTTCTGATTATATTCTTACGGAAACATCACCCTATAACAGTAACCGCACACCTAAAAGTATTAGCGTCGAAGCCGGTCGAGTATCAACCGGCCTAACCTTGCTATACTCAGGTAACATTTTTAGGTCGTCGATTGGTCAACCGCCCGACTCCGTCTTAAGTATCCGAGCGCTTACCGGGCAGTTTCAAAAGGGTAATATTGTCGGCCGGTCTATTACGCCGACGACATCGCTATCGCGTATCGCCCAGCAAGTCGCCGGGGACTTAGGCTTATCCTTAGATTTTCAGGCGACTGATAAGGAATCGACTAACTACCAATTTTCAGGGGCCGCCATAAAGCAAATCGATAAAATCGAAGAAATAGCCGACGTTGACGCCTTTGTCGATAACAAGCGGTTAATCGTAAAAGATAAAGGTCAACCTAGAATGGGGAAAGTCCGAAATATTAACGCGGACACGGGAATGGTTGGCGTCCCCACATTCACGGAGCAAGGCGCTAGAATCACGTTTTTCTATGATGCACAAACAGTTGTGGGCGGGCGCCTTAACGTGGTCAGTCGGCAATACCCGGCGCTAACAGGTAGCTATGTCATCTATAAGTTAAACTACACATTAACAAATAGAGATACCCCTTTTTATTACACGGCTGAATGTTCGAGGTTACGCAGTGGTTGATAACGCGAGGCCCTCCTTAAACCCAGTAAACAATGATTCTCTCACGGGTACGTTTAAGGAAATACTTAAAAAGTTCTTACAAAACACCGACGATATGTTACCGGCCGTTGTGCGGGCGCACGACCGAGCCGCGAAACGCGTTAGGGTCCAACCTTTAATACAAGTGCTAACGACGGAAGGCGAGCTCGTTAGCCGTGGCGAGTTGCAAAGCATCCCCGTTTTGGCCCTCGGCGGGGGTGACTTTTTTATTGATTTTAATTTACCGGCCGGATCCCTTGGGTGGATAAAATCCAGCGACCGCGATATCTCGTTATTCTTGCAAAATTTCGAAGAAACCGCGCCCAACACAAAACGGTTACACACGTTCTCCGACGCGCTGTTTATCCCCGATGTTATGACGGGCTACACTATCGACGCCGAAGACGCCGACGCAATGGTGATACAGAACAAAGACGGGTCGGTAAGGATGTCATTAGATGCCACGCGGATTAAGGTAACCGCCCCTCAATTTGTGTTTTCGATAGACGGTATCGATATCGATATCAGCGGAGGCGATATCAACATAACCGGGGCAACCATTACCAGTGATAGCGATATCAATACGACAGCGTCAATAACCGCCGACACCGAGGTAACCGCCGGTACTGTCGCGCTAACGTCACACACACAAGCCGCCGGGTCGTACCTGGACAGTTTAGCGGCTCCGGTGACGGGGACCTCGGGCGCCCCCATACCTTAAGGCTAACTTATGACTAGTATATTAGCGAGAAATGAAAATAACGACATATTCGCCACGTCTAGCGGAAGTCTTGCGGTGTCGACCGGAATACAGGCGGTCCTCGAAGCCTGCCAACACGCGGTCGAAGTTCGTCGCGGGGGTATGATTTATAACCAATCTCAGGGCATTGACTACTTTACCCAAGTGTTCGCCGGATCCCCAAATCTGTTAATCTTTGAGTCTCAAGCGCGGGCGGCTATCGCGCGCGTGGACGGCGTCGAAGCTATCCTCGAGTTTAGTGTCGATTTGGCAGATAACACGCTCAAATACTCAGCGAATATATTGACGTCGTTCGGCGTGGGGGAAATAAGTGGCACTGTATAACTACATAGAAGCTACGGGCACGGTCGTCGCGGACACCTCCGACCTATTGACCGAAGTCGAGGACGAATATAAGGCGATATTTGGCGAGGACTTCATAACCGACCCGTCCACGCCCGAGGGCGCGCTAATCTCGGCCGAGACGACGAGCCGCGCCTCGGTGGCCAACAACAACGCCACCTTAGCGAATCAGATTAACCCCAACATATCCGGGGGCGTTTTCCTCGACGCCGTCTACGCGCTTACTGGCGGGTCTCGCGACGCCGGTACGCCTTCGCTCGTCACGGTCGATATAACAGGCGTCGCGAGTACTGCTATTCCGTCGGGATCCCAGGCGCGAACCACCGACGGGGACTTGTTCGAGAGCGTGGCTAACCTCGTTATCGGCGTTGGGGGTACCGTCTCCGGGCAATTTCAAAGCGTCGAGTCTGGGGCTATCGGCGCCGGGTCCAACACACTGACAATAATTGTCACTAATATACTGGGGTGGGAAACCGTTACCAACCCGCTCGCCGCGACGCCTGGGGCGGCCGAACAAAGTGACGCCAGTGTGAGGACGACGCGGCTCAACGAGCTAGCCTTACAGGGGCGTTCCCTGTCGGAGGCGATATTCTCTAACGTTAGCGCGGTCTCCGGCGTAACGAGCCTGGCGCTACGCGAGAACCCCACTAGCTCGTCAGACACGATAGACGGAATCACGGTCGCTGCCAACTCGGTATGGACAGCCATACGAGGGGGGACCG